GTTCAACAGCCTCACCCATGCGGGTCAAGGCGCGATTGATGAGAGGCTCGTTGTGGCGGAAGGACTCGGCAACTGAGATGCCCAGCTTGTCAGGGTCCTTGCTGCTGGTGATGCGCCCCAAGCAGAAGAAGTATTTACAGCTAGGGTCCCCGACTTCCTGGTAGACTAGGCGACCGTTGATGTAGACCTGGTATATACCCTTGGAGTTGGGCATCCTCTCACGACGGTACTCAGTGACGAGGACCATAGACTCGGAGGCCAGACCGGAAGGGAATGGGCGTATTTCCTGATCTGGTTGGCCTGGGGTAGCAGCTACCGCCTCAGCGATCTCCGAGTTGAGGGTTTGGTCGAAGGCGTTGAGCTCCGCATCCGTGTCAAAGCCATACGCAGGATACACGTCACGCTTGGACTTCCAGGAGTGTTCGATGGACTCAGTGATTTCGTTGCCAGGCCCTAGGCGGAAGTAGAAGGTAAGAGGATGGATAGTGATGACGCGGAAGGGTGGCCCCCACTTCTTTTTCAGCGCCTTCAAGCGATCTCTGAAGGTTTTGTCGTCCTCACCTTTGAGCCGCTTGCGCTCCTTCTTGGGCCAAGGATAGAAGGCGGCCTTCATGATACCCAGCCCCAGGCCAGCCTGAGCATCTACTAGCTCGGCAAGAACAGGAACAGGTCGATTTATCCCCTTGAGGAGCGCGCCCCAAAAGGACTCACGATTGCTGGAATTATCCTCGGCAGTATCGCCACTGCGGAGTGCCTGAATGACCACGTTAGGCTCGTTAGCCGTAAGAGAGGCCTTGATGTTCTCGATCAGCTCGGCAGTGGCCCCTATGCGTACCTCTAGTCCGGAAGGTGTCTCGCCGGTGGGGAGTTGGATAGGGTCCTCATAATGCCGCAGGAGCTCGATCTCGTTCATCTTTATGTGGAGACCGCGTGTCTCGTTCTTAAGCTCCCCAAGAAGGCTATTAACGTACTGGGCTGGGACCGCGGGCGTCATATCCTCTTTTGTGTCAGGCATTACGCCATCTCCCAGGTAGGCATATCCTCTGGCTTCATGGCTGTAGTGGTGGGCACGAGTGACCTCACTGTTCCTGTCTCATGGAAGTCGCAGGACTCGTTCGGGCAGACCATAGACGCCAAACCACTAGCTTGGTCGGAATCTATACACGCTGCTTCCCCACACTTGGGACACCTGAACCAGTATGTTATTTCGGTCATTAGAATCCTCTCAGGTTGACTTGACTGGAGGCACCAGCCACTAGGGACTCGGCCATGACACAGCCTATGGCAAAGGCATCCAGGCGGTCATCATTGCGGTGGCTCCCTGTAGGAGAGAAGGAGCATAGCTCATCCTCAAGTGAGACGCCATCCAGCAGAGGCAAGTCCTTGGGAATGAATAGGCGGTCGCTAGCAAATAGAGCATCTAGGTAGAGAGCACGGCCTGTCTTGTCACGGTCTATGCCTAGCACCTTAGTCTGGACGTTGCGGCGAGTGCGATAAGGAATCTCCTTGAATGGCAGACGATAGCGCCTACGCATACCCTGGAGTAGGCTAAGCTGGAAGCCTGTAGTCTCAAGAGCCAGAGAGCGTAGACCTACTGTGCGCTTGGCTATCTTGACAATCATGGCCTCCAGGTCAGGAGTCTCCACTCTGCCAGCCCACATATCCACCAGGTATATCCACTTGGTCTTGATGTCTACACCTAGGGTAGCTATAGCTGAGTAGTCGGCAGAGGTCTTGGTGGAGGCCGCAGGGTCAACCGCCATGACGAACTGCATAGGGTGTTCGGGTATTAGAGCCGCTGTCCAGTAGTTGATGTGGTCCCGCAGGATAACATTACCCTTGACGGCCTGCGGATTGCACATGAAGGTCAGGGAGAAGAGTATATCCCCCTTGTCATTGTGAATCTCCTTGACCCTCTCCATAGGGAATCTGGTGGGGGAGAGTGTAGGACCCCAGGGATAGGGACCGACAATAGGCATCTCATAGATAGTGAAGCCCATCGCCTTGAAGGTGGACACCAGGTCATTCTGACCCCATCGGGTGAGGATAACCACGATGCGTCCGTCATAAGGATAATACTTGCCACCCTTCTGCATCAGGCGATCAAGGATAACTCCTCTGATCTTCTCCACCTGAGACATCATGGTGGTAGGACTCTTCACGTCGTCCTGGTCGGTAGGGTCGTCGATAATGATGATGTTGAAGTGGAGACCCTGGTAGGGACCGTTGAGACCTGTACCCATAAGCGTGGGGTCAGGGTCCTCAATGTCGCGCTCAACGAACAGGACATTCTTAGTCCACTGTGCCTCAGTATCTTCTCTGATATTGAAGGCTGCCCTGTAAACGTTATTGCTTTGGATGGTGGAGGAGATGGCCATGACCTGCTTCTGGGCCTGCTCCCCTGTGTTCATCACCCAGAGGATGCGAACGTTAGGGTTCTTGCCTATCTCACGCTCCACGAAGTCGCGGACAGTGGTGGACTTGTAGGTATCAGGAGGACAGACGATGACGGTACGGTTGCGTGTCTCTAAGGCCTCAGCCCAGGCGTCCTGGTAGAGTTCGTACTCGCGGTGGTGTACGGCCTTAGCGTAGGTGCGAGCGTCACCATCACGCGCAGCCATAGCACGGACCGCTAGTTCGCTAGGTGGCTCTCTAGTTTCCGTTACCACTCTTAGCCTTCTCAATCGTAGCGAAGAAGTGTGCTAGCCAGCAGTCCAATGACTTCTTAGGTATACGCATACTGAAGGTGACTATCCTAGCTTTCATTGATGATCTCACCCTCAAGAGGCTTATCACCGTTGCTTTGCTCAGTGGGCTCTGGTAAGGAGTCCAGAACCCTCTTACCAGACTCAAAATCTTCCAGTAGCTTGCGGGCAGCAACGCGGCTGGCGTTCTCGCTCTCGACTGCCCGCCCTTCCACAGTGACCGTAACGGTCTCTCGACGATACCCGGGTGGCATATGGTCGGGCTCAGGCACCAGGGCTCGCTGGACAGCTATGATGTCTTGTGGAGTGTAGTGCTTGCGGATGACCTTGAGGACTTCCATCTCCCGGTCAGTTAGGAGGGACAAGCTAAGTGCAGCCTTGAAGAGAACCTTCTTGTCGAGCCTGAGACACAGACGAAAGTTCCTCATGAACTCCATCTGCATAAGGTCATGGGCCACGTTGCTCTGGAGCCAGGCCAGCTTCTCACCGGACTCCCACTGGCGGAACTCCTCATCGTCTCTGCGCCATGCCTTGACTGTGGCAAAGCTGACAGGCACTAGGGCGCAGGACTCTCGTACTGAGAAGCCTCCAGCGCGATAGCTGAGGTAAGAGGCCTTCCTGGGATTGTTGCTGAGAGGTATGCGGGCCTTGAGCATCTCCTCGTAGTCATCAGGCTCTACGTCAGCCTTACCCGACTCTACGACCTGGACTCCAATCTCCTCTTGCTCAAGCATAGCAGACTCCCGAATATGCGCGGGCAGGCGGACCGCCCAAGCCAACCTGCCGCGCACCGAAAGGAGATGAGGTGTATATCAAAGTATCTTGTCCTCCACTTATCATTATAGCACACATTGGAGGCGTTGTCAAATGAAAAGTCGCTATTATAGCATAGCATGGAGATGTAGTTGATAGTATGGAATAGTATGTTACAGCAATTCGGAGTACCAGACGACCCCAATAGTACACTCACATAGTATAAGAGGATGGGGTCGCCCTGAATTGATAACTTGCTTATGCTGGTGCTCGATATTGACAAGACGACCCCACTATGATATACTATGTGAGTAGAGATTTGTAGTCGCAAGGAGAGAGTATGAGGATAGGCATACTGGATGTCAACGTCAAGACGGGTAAACTAGGACAATGCTGGGTATGCAAGCAGGTAATAGAAGTAAAGGAACTCCACACTGTCGTAATCATGCGATATGGAAAGTTCCAGCAGGCGGCGTTCAAGGTGGCAGCGGCCCAGGGAAGAGCACGGACCAAAAAGGCTGGACTAAAGTATAGACGACTGCACTTAAAAGACTGCCTTGCTGTATGGCTGATTGCCATTCACCACTACCGCACAGAGGCCCGGCGAGAGCGCAAGGGCAGACCTAAAGGCTCGGGGCAGCTACCACAGATGTCCACTGAGGACCGACTGATTAGAAGGAAGCTGGTTAGGCGGAGGGCTGCAACTCTTAGACTTATAATGAGTGAGGAAGACGACCAGCGCCTAGTAGTCCTAGTGGGAAGGCTGAAACAACTTAGTGCCCAAACGAAAGTGGATGTAATTGAGGATATGGCACGGAGGAGTGAAAAGAATAAGCGCCTGCTAAACCAGAAGATTAAGAGGGCCGAGGAGTTAACCTATGGACATAGATGAGTTCAGTAACGAGGACGCCTTCGCTCCGATAGAAGATACTACCTACTGTAAGTGCTGTGGAGGTAAGGCAGAGATGGATACCTTCTGCTTGCAATGCCACCACAAGTACAATGAGTGGTGTGCTCGTGGAGATGGCAGATGTCCTAACTGCGGTTACGTAATAGACGATGAAGGTAAGTGCAGCAGGTGCGAACACACAAGGACCAGGAGCAATTCACCAAGTATCAGACCCACTAACTGCGCGTATTGTGGCTGTATGCTAGATGTAGATGACACTTGCATAAAGGACAAATCACACGGACAAGTTAGTATAGGCAGGTAATTGTTATGAAGGACGCAGCAATAGCCATACTGATATGGGCCATCGTGTTAGGTGTGCTGCTAGGGCT